CGCCTCCATCCAGACTCATCTGCATCCACAACGCTGCGTTGTGGGAAGAGGTCCTCAGCGACGTGATGTGGAACTGATAGGTATCGTAAGTGTTGTCTATCCCCGTGAATACAAGTTGTCCAGAGTTGTTTGCCACTTGAGACGAGAGGAATATCAGTCCGGGAGAAACGCCCGGAGGCGGATTTTGTAGTGCGGTAATAGCCGCTTGTTGTGTTGTGTTATTCGCCTGCTGTGCTGTGTTAATTGCCTGCTGTGCTGCAAGAGATGTTTGCAGTGTCGCGACATTCGCTTGAAGCTGTGTCGTGGTCGTGAATAGATCTTGAAGCCATGAATACCATTCAGGGTCCCAGTGACTCTGTTCATCAGTAACTCTTGAGAACGGATCGAGTGGGGCCTTCATCCAGAGTACCCCCGTGCTTCAAGATCATCTATCGAACCTCCCGACAGTCCCACATGGACCGGGTCCGAGACCCTCAACCGGAACCGAACGCCCTGGCCCTTAGACAGCCCGCACTGCAGGACATATGGGTGGGAGAGCGACTCCCCCGGACCACCGAGGCGACGCAGCACAGGGTCACCGTAGGTGTATCCCCCGTCGAGTGACCATGAGATCTCTACCTTCGGGTTCGTTACAGTGGAGGTCGTTCCTACAGCGGTCGTTAGCAAGAAGCTGCTCCGAGGCACCATGACCCCGCGCGGAAAGCCTGACATCACCCCGCTTTCTACCTGCCAAATCAACGGGTCAGTACCTTCAAGAAAGTATGATCCGCTGATCTGATACAGATCTCCGGTAAACTCATCTCCGACGATCCAGCGATCGAAGATCCGTATACTCTTCATTCCCTTCCAGTTGGACCGATTAAACGACTTGCGCTCGTTCCACTCGCCCGTGACTAGGTTATACTCCCACGTCCAATTATCATGAGAGGACAAGACCCAGAAGGCATTCTTGCCGTACATATAGACAAAGGCCTCGATGAGGTTACGGCCCCCGGCGAGTACCGCTGATTGAATGGCCCTACTAACATCATCGGTAGAGACTGGTGTAGGCGTGTATCCATCCAACTTATAAACGATGAAGTCATCTCCGGCCCAGAGCAACTGATTGGCCCATCCGGTCTCCCAACCAGCGACAGCATGAGTCCCAACGATACCCCGAGGGATAGTGACCTCGCGCGCGAACGGAAATGGGCTTGTTCCTGCATCGCGATAGACCCCTGTCCACTTATCTCCGAAGGCATAAAGTCGCCCTGCGTATCGCAGTACCCGCCGCACGAACAGACCCTGCTCGGTGTTCAGCGACAACGCCTGTACATTAGTAGAATTAAGATCGGAAGCATAGATCTGACCCCCACCGAACGACCAGACAAAGTACCCATCGAAGTCACAAACACTCGTTGGCCCGGCAGGTAGATTGGCCGAGACAAAGGCTGTTATCCCGGTACTGGTGTCAACATTAAAACAGCCATTTTCGCTGACAACTACATTCTGTTTAACAAGAGCATTATTCCGCCCGAAGGTTACTGGTTCGGTCCCTACAAACGGACCTAAATCTGTCACAGAAAAGATACTATCAAACTTCATAAGTCTACCATTAATTGCCCATACTCCAACGGCTTCTGCGTCAAGAAATCCTCTAGTATGACCACTTATTGCAGTCGTTGCTATCCGTTGAATACCAGGAGAACGCCTTACGATGATCTGTGATGGTGCTCCATAGGGCGTCTTCTCCACATAGGCATTGATCAGCCTTCCACCAGACTCTTGTGGCCTGGTGGCCGGGGCTGACGTAGTTGGAAATACAATAGACGGCATCAGAAGTACTCAGCTTCCTGGGTCCCGTAAGTGGGACCGCTCGAGGTCAACCGGCGTAAGCGACTCTCATAGTACTCCTTGATCTGCGGATCGAAGTTCTTTCCCGCCACGGGAGCACAGATGTTGGCCAATAGTCCCGCGAGCGAGTCGAACCACTCAGCGGGGATATACCCATCATTAACTACCTCACAGATGTTATCCGAGGCCAGTTGCATTACCAACGGATCTACGTTATTATCGATCTTCTCTGAGTACTCCGCCTCGAGTCCCTGACCAGTGCCGACAATGTTGAGCTTGTCCGCAGCCTCACGGATAAGCTCGAAGCGGGTTTTGGTTGTTTTCATAGCGGCAGAAGCTCCAGTGTGATGTTCAACCGCGTGATAGGGGCACCTGTCGTAGATGAGAACCTAATGATGTCGCCTGCGTTAATACCTGTAGTCCATCCGGCCAAGGTGCTGTTCTGATACTTACCCGCGACAAGAACAGGGTTAACTCCTCCCGTGATATCCACTAGACCGGTAGGCCATGCAGAGAAGTTACCCTTCTGGAGGGTTATGGTGGGATTTCCGCTCGTCGCGTCGCTAATGATAGTGACCCTCGTAATAGTACAAGAGTATGGGATTAACGTGTCCTGCACGCTAGGCGTAGCTCCAATGAGCAGCGCGGCGGGAACACCCCTAATCCTGTGATTGGCCGTAAGTTCCAGACTTCCGGCCCCGTTAAACCCCAGACCACCACCTGCCGTCAATATCTCGACTGCCCCGGTGCCAGAGGTATCCCGTCCGAGTAGTCGATCAGACGGGATACTCTGGAGGGCTGTTATAGGGATATTGGCATAGGCCTGTGCCGCGAAAGTGTAGGTACCACCATTCTTAGTGATAGTGATCCCGGTCCCGGCCAAAACCTGAGCCGGGAACCGAGGCAGAATACGAGCACGAAGACTTGGTTGCGTACCCACGAGCACCTCCTACTGCGGATCTCTCTCGACCTTGAACTGTTTGTTCTGGCTAAGAGAGTCGGCTATGATAAGATCGTCTCCGATCTCGACAGGAACTCCCCGCGGAAGCTTGTATGGGCCAAAGTCGAGTACCTTAGCCTCTAACGGATCACCAGTACCAAGCCAGGTTACTTTAACTCGAGCCATATCTTCCTCCACTATTTTTTGGACTTGGACTTGTCGTCCTCTTTGGGCTGAGCTTCCTCCGGGATTGGGATCGCCTGAGCCGGAGGCGGTGCCATAGGGTTCGGCACTACGGGCTCACCCGGCTTCGGCACCGGCCCTTGGGCCGACTGCTGCGAGGGCGGCACGTGAGTATCCAGCTGCGGGGGGTTCGCCTTGTCTTCGTCTTTGTGTTGGGCCATTTCACTCTCCGTAAAAGCGGGAGGGGACTACCCCCTCCCAGTTGGACGAGGTCGGTTACGCAAGTGGCTTGACGAACTGAACGATGATGTAGGCATCACCAGTAGCCGTCCCGGTGATGTTAGCATAGACATCGGTGTCGGCCACGAGTGGCATCACCAACGCCGCAAGTGGTACTGTGTTAAGACTGCCTGCCGTCAATGCGATAGTGGCAGCAATCTCCGAACCGGTAGGTGTCGTACCAATACCAAACACTGGAGTAGAGCCAGTGATAGCCGTCTCCACGTTGGTAGAGGCAGCGAGGATGATAGCTCCCGCCGGGAGCGTACCAACCTTGATGCTGTAGACAGAGACACCGCCAGTCGGCGCGGCTCGGGCAGCAATATACTGCACGAACTCATATCCGGCTTCGCGAGCGGCTCCCCTGTTGTTGAGTGACGTTACCATGTTATGAGCCCTCCTCAATCAGACGAACAAGCGAAGAACCCATTCACCACGCCCCACTGCTTAAGAGTGGTCGAGGTGTACGGGTGCCGCTTGAACATCTTGCCGACGCCGTAGGCCATCTCGATGCCGACGCCAGTGATGAAGCCGTAGTCGTCTTCCTTGCGGAACGTGGGCTTGGCCATCTGACCCCACGCGAAGACTGCAGCCTGTTGGCCGAGCATGAACACAGGCTCGACCCGCGTAGTGCCACCCTGACCTCCAAGCAGGAGGTTGCCAGTGCCTGCCGGACCCCAGGGACCAGGGTTGGCAGTCGTGCCCACGAAGCGGCTGATCTCAGGAACACACCTGACAATCACTCCGTCATAGATCTGATCGCCATCTTGGAAGATAGGGTTCTTGGTAGCGCCATATGGCCCTGACTGTTCGCGGGGCCTTGCGTCCTTGTTGATGGTCTCCAGGGAGATCTTCAGGTCGCGGAACGCGTTAGTGCCTGCGCACGCGATGTAGTACTCATACCCATCATCAGTCCGATAGGGACGGATATGGGGATCAGCATTCATTGCGAGCCGCTTCATCAGTGACAGGTTCGTGGCAGTGAACTTGTCGTTGGTCGTGTCGCACTGACCAAGAGACGTAGCAAAGTCCGTCGCGTTGTTGGACACTGCGTTACCAAATAGGATACGATCCGAATTGGCAGCGCGCCACGCGTCCTTCTGAGCCGTCGAAGCCTGATCGAACTGGATACCATTGACCCTCGTGCCGCCGCTTGACGGCGGAAGGGTCTCGGTCGGCAGGGCCATCAGCGCGGCAATGATCTCGTCCCGCTGAAGTTCCTTACCCCAGTCGCTCAAGAGCGGCTTCGCCACCCCAAATACGTCGGCTGAGTCCTTATGAGACTCAGACTTCGTAGTCACCACAGCGTTACGAGCCCATTCGATCCTGACTCGCATACCGTAGTTGTCGATCTTCTCTTCGTTTCCGACCAGCGTCTGTGTCGCCACGCCAGCTCCCTGAAGGCGCGAGACGAGCGGGATGTTCATATCCTCGCCGCCTGCCTTCAGCTCGCTGCGGATACGAATAACCGCGTTCAGGCCCTCACTCATGTAGGGCGAGAACTGATTACCTCTAACAAACTCTCGGTTGATTTCCTCTGTATACCGAACGAGTTTGTTATTGTCTTGAATGGTTGTCACAGCCATGGCTGTAACCCTTTCCTGACTCGAGCCATATCAAAACATTTTGTTCCGGTATGGCTCATGCGCTCATCTCTCTTTGCCATTACTCATGGCATATCGAAACAAGCTATCGTGGCTCATATCGCCCATCTTCTCCGTGTTTCCGGCGGAGGCGGTGGTCTTTGAGAGCGACGGGGGAAGTCGTGTCTCAGACGGTCGACTGGCAGCGCTTCCACGAACCTTATCTAGCATACTGGCCTGGAAGGTGGGATCGGCCATCTTCTCAGCCAGCTTCTTCTCAAACCAAGCATTAGGATCGTCACCAACGGCAGCAAGCGTAGCCTGCTTCCTGTGCCACTGCACGACCGCGTCGTAGCGGTTCGGTGACTGCACCACACGCTCGTAGTCGGCCACGTCGAGGGTTTGCTGAGCCCTGGCATCAAGGAATGCCTGTTCAGCCTCCGCGACCTTATCCTGCCCGTGCCGGGTCTCAGCGATTAGCTTGCTGTTGTACATCGTAGTAGCGTTCTGCTGTTCAACAACAGGCCGTAGATACCGCTGGATGATTTCTTCCGTGGCCTTGTCAGGGTTTTCGAAGAAGTCCGGCTTCTTTTCCGCTTGACGCAAATGCGTCGCGATCTCGTTCAGGCGCGCTTCCAGCGCCCTCGCTCGATCTTCAGCCGCTCTTCGACCTTCGGCCTCCTCCCTCAACCGCCAAGTCGGAACGCCCGGCTCGGGAGGTTCCACAGCGGCCGGAGGTGGAGGCTCCGGTGCCGGGGGCGGAGCAGGTTCCGGCTCTGCCGGGGGCTCCGCTGGGGGAGTCACTTGTGCTAGATCGAACATCTCTTGCTGGAGCTGCTCGGGGCTCTTATCGTCGTCTGCCATCTTCCATCCTTCCGCTGTTTCGTAGCGTTTACGTATCCGGGGCTATCGCCCCCGGCGGCGAGGCACCGTTTCGTGGTGCAGACGCAATTCCATCAAAGTGTCTCGGAGCGCATAGCGCATCCCACGATGCAGCTTCCTGCGACGCATTCTCCGCATCAGGTGCCGGATGAACCGGCTGAAGTCACTGTCCGACATTTGCGTTTCCACAGACTATATGCGACTATCACTCGACAGAGTAACCGTCGCCACCAGTTGTCATCGGGTGTAAAGGGTCTCATCGTCTCCGATAATCCCCCACTTTCAAGTGATCAATTCCTCCGCGGCGGACTGGCCCCGCGACTGCGGGCTTTGCCTTGCCAGCTGTATTCAGCGCAATGGCAACCGCCTGTTTCTGTGGCTTTCCCGCGCTTATCTCGGTACGTATGTTCTGCGAGATAATTTTTGGGTCTTTCCCTTTGATCAGTGGCATGTCAGCACCCTACACAGATATCTGGAACCGGCTGTAGCGTGGCCGGGGCGGGATCAATCCTCTCAGCCGAACCGAAAGGGCCCAGGGACATGAATGCCCGCAGCTCCCAACAGCACCAATATCACCCAGACAACAACCAGTATCAGGATCACCATCATAAGTATGTTAATGATCCGTCTGAACGGCTCTGGCAGCGGGATCAACGGCAGCAGCTGCTGAACAGCCCACCAGATCACCCCCATTATGATTAGGACAACTATGATGCCCACCAGTGTCCCTATAAATCCAGTCATGTTATCCTCCTAGTATCCCGTTCTCGAAGAAGTCCTTATACGTGAACCCTGGCTTTGCCGGGGGCGGGACCATCTGGGACTGAAGCCCTGCGAGCGTTTGGGGCTGTGCCGATGTATAGGGCACACTCCCAACAGCTCCCGGACCTGGAGCACCGATCCGTGTCCACCAGCCCTTGTCAGGTCCCTCGATGCCAAAGCGTTCACCTCCGGCAGCGTAGGTCTGGGGACCACCAGCGAAGCCTACCGTGCCCGAGGCATTGCCTGTAGCGTAGTTGGTTATGTTCGAGCCTCCAAGGACGCTTTGTACCACTGGATCATACGCGGTCCGAGTGTTTTGATCTACCCCGCGCGCGGCACGCTGATGAGTCACCCCCGGGAAGTACTCCCCAGACAACACATCGGCCAGCGACTTTCGCCGAGCCACAGCCCGATTGAGCGTGGTCTCGATGAAGGCCTGCCATGCCTGTGGCCCTTGCCCACCGAC